AAGGATATTGATTCGTATGAATTCCCAACACAAACTTCGGTTAAATATTATTGGACTTTAGATCTGAGTGATGCTGTTGGTCTTGATATATACGAATATGGCCTATTAAGTGCTGATGAAACGCTTTTCGCACGTAAAGTAAAAGGTCTTGTTGAAAAGGAGGCTGACATTTTTATGGAGGGCTCATGGACTATAAATATTTTATAGAATATTTCATAGAATAATTTAGTAAATAGTATTATTAAACACACTTAATTAAAGAGGAAAAAATATGGCCGTTCTTCCAGAAAGTTCAGATTGGGAAGTAGGAATATATCAATTAGAAATAACAGATCCGGTTCAAGGTGGTTCTGGTGGTGTTTCAAATCTTCAACCAAATCAATTAGCAAATAGAACTTTAAAAATTCATGATGTTCTAGAAGAAAATGGTATTTTCATAACTGGATCACATGAATATAAAGGTCAAAATATTATTACTGCTGCCGTTTTTGAAGGGTCAGTAGCAGATGGTGATTTGGTTTATAGAAATACCACTTTAAACCAATTTGAAAAAGCATTAGCTGATGGAACAAATAAAGAAAATGTTGTTGGTATTGCTAATGTTACCGGAACACAAGTTTTTGCTGGTGGTTTGATTGATTTGGTTGTTGGTGGTGCTAGTGCTGGTGACACTTTATATTTGTCAGATACAACTCCTGGTGCCACAACCACAACCCAAACTTCCAAATCGATAGGAAAATATCTTTATGATGATATTATTTTTCTTTCTACTTCTGGCGTTGGTGGTAATGGTACCGGAACAGGAAGCACAGAAGGTGATGTTTATTCCGATCTTTTAAACACTTCTCAATATAGCAATATTACATTTAATATTTTTGATACTGTAACAGCATCAGATACATTAATTGATTCTACTGATATGGATCATGATGTGGTTGAATCACTTTATGATTTTACTGTTGGTGAGATAATTACAAGTACAGATTTGTTTGATGCTACAAGTGGCGTTTCTCCTATCACAGAAGCAATGATTTCTATTGATTTTACAGACGATGGAACACCAACAATCGAAATGACTGCCGATGGTGGAAGTAATTGGGAAACAGTAACAAATAATCAAAAACATACCTTTACTAATACTGGAACTGATTTAAGATTAAGATTTACTGGTGGTGGAACTGGTCAAATCAAAAGTTGGGGTGTTCTTTACAATCCTGATAGTGGAGCATTACAAACATTTTTTGCACCAAGTAAACTTGTTAATTTTTATTATGAAGCAACAGCAATTGATGAAGATATCATAATTGACGGAATTTACTTTGATACTGATGTTATTGTAGGAAAAATAACAATTAATTCGCGAATTGCTCCAATTGGGTCAGATTTAACAGTAGATATAACTAAAGATGGTGTTGAAGAAACGAATTTATCTACTTTGACTGATGGATCAAGTTATGAAACAACATCAGTAACACCAGTTAGTTTTTCTAATAGTGAAAGATTTGGTCTAAAAATAAAATCTGTTGGAAGTACAGAAGCTGGACAGGGTTTAAATTTAACAGTCCATTATTCAGATAAATAGGAGTAAATTGAATGACAATCAAATATAGTGGATCGAATAGGAAAAATCAAATAATCAATGGTAATTTTGATATTTGGCAAAGAGGCAATAGTTTTAATTCTGCTGGTACTATATACACGGCGGATAGGTGGGAATTTTCTGTTGGTGATATAACCCCAACAGCCTTACAGCAATTATTCACAATAGGCCAAACAGAAGTTCCAGGAAATCCAAAATATTTCATTAGAGTAGGAAAAAGTGCAACTTCTGTAGTATCTCAATTTAGACAAAAGATTGAAGATGTTACTCTACTTTCCAATAAACAAGTAACATTAACATTATGGGCAGAAAAGGCAGTAACTTGGGTTTTGGACGTTTTTCAAAACTTTGGAACTGGTGGAAGCCCATCTTCTCAAATACAAACAGAAGTTCAAACAGCATTTGAAATAGTAGAAACTACAGCAAATTGGAATAAATTAAAAGTTACTTTTAATTTACCATCAGTAAGTGGAAAAACTCTTGGAACAAATGGAAATGATTTTCTTTTAATTAGAATAATAGAATCGACAACATCAACAACCGATACTAAAATTGCACAAGTTCAATTAGAAGAAGGTTCTGTTGCAACTGATTTTGAACAAAGACATGTTGAACAAGAGTTAGCTTTGTGTGAACGTTATTATGTTAGCGGTATTGGGCAGTTTCAATTATTGACCCTGTATAATTCAACAACTAATTTGGTGCGTGGTATTACTGTACAATTTCCAGTAGAAATGCGAACAAACCCGACGGTTGTTGCTGGTGTTATTTCAAATTCTTCTGGTCCGACAACGGATGCTATTAGTTCACAATCATTTAGACAAACTGCGACTGCAAATTCTGCCACTTCGTCAACCCCGATGGTTAATTATACAGCAGACGCAGAATTATAAAAATAATTTTTCAAAAATAATAAGGAGAAAGTTAAATGTATAAATTAATCAATAACGGCGATTCGGTAAAAAACTTAGAAACAGGTGCATGTATTCCTATGGTAGGTGGAAACCGTGACTATCAAGAATATCTTACTTGGTTAGAAGAAGGAAACACACCAGAACCAGAATTCACAGAACAAGAAATTTTGGATAATGCTTGGACAGCTTTAAGATCAGAAAGAAATGTTCTTTTGACTTCTACTGATTTTATGATGACTGTTGATTTCTTCAATAATATTCTTGCACCACAAGAACAACTTGATTTGGAAGAATATAGAAACGCGCTAAGAAATTTACCGGCAAATACCGAAGACCCAACAGATGTTACTTGGCCTGTCAAACCACAAATTGTTTTGGATTATGTAGCATAAAAAGAGGTTAAAAAATGCCAATTGTTAGAGAAACATCAACAGGTTCGAATTTTCTTTCGAAGATTAAAACCGATGCTGAAAGTTCTATAAAATCAAGCATTCAAAGATATGAAAAGTATGTTGGTTCTGATGGTGCAACTAGTAATACCGTTTATACTTTAGCTGGAACTTATGTAAAGGGTAGTAATACTCTTTTGGTTTTTGTTAATGGTCAGAAAGCCGAATTGAATGCTTCTGGAACAACAGCAACAGAATATGAAGAGACAACTGTTCAAACAGTCACATTTAAAGATTCACTTTTAGATGCTGACGTTGTAGAATTTATTATTGTTGGAAGTTATTTTGTCAATAATGCTGATATCACAAGCCATGTTAATGATACTTTTACTGATTTGAATAAGAACAAAATCATAAATGGTGGTTTTCCCATCTGGCAGAGAGATACTACACAGACTGCTGCCGGGTATAGTAGTGATGATAGATGGAATAATTCACATAATGGTTCCACAAAAACTCATAACCAACAAGCATTTGCTTTAGGGCAAACTGATGTTCCGAGAAACCCAAAATATTTTTCTAGAACTGTTGTTACAAGTGTTGGTGGTGCTGGAAATCAATGCAGAAAATATCAAAGAATCGAAAATGTAGAAACTCTTTCTGGACAAACAGCAACTTTAAGTTTCTATGCAAAAGTAGATGTAGCAAAAGATATTGCTGTTGAATTTCAACAAAATTTTGGAACAGGTGGTTCTCCAAGCTCCGGTTTAGATGGTTCTGATGGATTACCAGTTCAAACTTTTCCTTTAACTACTTCTTGGCAAAAATTCACTGTTACAGTAGATATCCCTTCTATTAGTGGGAAAACTTTAGGTACTGATAATAATGATTTTTTAGTTTTAAATATGTGGTTTGATGCTGGAAGTGACTATGATGCAAGAACTAATTCTTTAGGTCAACAATCAGGAACTTTTGATATTGCTCAAGTTCAATTAGAAGAAGGTTCTGTTGCAACTGATTTTGAAGATAGACATATTGGTGATGAGTTAGCTTTGTGTCAAAGGTACTATATAGATATGGATTTTCAACAAACCTGTTCTATTAATACTGCTGAAAGTACAGCAATCTCAAGTGTTAGAGCTAGATTATCCACTACATGGCCTGTAACAATGCGTACAACACCAACAGTTACAGCAATAAATTTTAACGGCTATAATAGTAGCGGTTCAGAAACAGTAATATTTACATCATCCGATAAACATATGTTTGTAGCCGAAACAAATACTAACGGA